CCTTCGCAACCTTCGCAACCTTCGCAGCACAGCGACTCAGACTCAGTGGCTGCGAGATACAACGAGCAGACCACATGGGCGCAGCTGCTGAGCAGCGATGGCTGGACCCTCGCACAGACCATGCCCGATGGCGAGCAGCGATGGGTGAGACCAGGTAAGGACGCGCGCGAAGGAATCAGCGCCACAGTCGGCCACGGCGGCGGCGGCCAGTTGACAGTGTTCTCGAGCTCGATCGCTTGGCTGCCTGAAGGCAGTTACTCACGTTTCGGCTACTACGCCTGCCGTCATCACCAGGGCGATCGCAGTGCAGCTGCGTCACGTCTCTATGAGCTGGACATGGCCCCGGTCAACGCCCTGCTTGATTCAGTGCCAGTCGCAGACATAACGCACGACGACATGCCAGATGTGACACCGACGCCGACCGACCGAGTGGAACTTGCACACCTGGTCGACTGGAACAAGTTCTGGCACCAGGACCACGCCGACGAAGAGTGGCTGGCCTATCCAGTGATCCCGAAGGGCAGAGCCATCGCCCTCTACGCCCCAGCAAAGGCGGGCAAGTCCACCATCGTGCTGGCAGTCGCAGCAGCAACAGCAACCGGCCGGCGTGTGCTTGGCCAGCGTCGAGCCGAGCAGGTGGACGTTCTGTATCTCGACTATGAGATGACCGAAGCTGATCTGCTCGAGCGACTCGGTGAACTGGGCTACGGACCCGACGACGATCTCTCTCGGCTGCACTATGCGTTGCTGCCATCGTTGCCACCGCTGGACACTCGAGAAGGTGCCAACGCCATCTTGGGGCTTATTGACAAGACCGGGGCGCAGCTCGCGATCATCGACACGTTCGGTCGTGCCGTCGAAGGCGACGAAGACTCAGCCGACACCGTGCGCGCGTTCTACCGCCACACAGGGCTTGCCTTGAAGGCCAAGGGCGTCACCTATCTACGCACCGACCATTCAGGCAAAGACACCAGCAAAGGCCAGCGAGGATCATCAGCCAAGAACGACGACGTGGATCTGGTCTGGCGACTGACCCGCACCGACACAAAGCAAGGCGAAGGCGTGCGCCTCGAGCGCACACACTCACGCATTGCCTGGGTGCCACAAGAGGTGAAGATCCAGCGACTTACCACCGACGACGGCTACTCCTACGAGATCGACCGCAACGCTGCGATCTATCCCGACGGCACTGCTCAGAACATGGAACTGCTCAAAGCTGCCGGCGTGGTTGCTGGCGATTCACAGAACCATGCGGTTGCTTTGATGAAAGGTACTTTGTCTCGCCGCCTGGTCTGCCAGGCGCTCAAGATGCTCAAAGACTCGGCCGATCACCGCTCGATCCTTGACGAAATAGTGGAGGCTCAACCGCGCCGGCGCGGTGAAATCGAGGGTGGCGCGGTACCGCGCCAGAAAAAGGGTGGCGCGGTAGCCCTCGAAAGTGGCGCGGTTGGCGCGGTCAAGGGGGACAAGGGATCGCAGACTGGCGCGGTTGACACCCCAAGTGGCGCACCTGTCAGCGAGTCCAAGTGGCGCGGTGCGCCCGACGTAGTCGGCGCAGTGCGGCAGGACCAGCCAGAAGAGCACGAACAAGACCCCGACGATGACCCCAATCCCGACCTGCCCGATCTGATCTAGGAGCCCACCATGACCCGAACCTCATCACCCGAACTGAAGCGCCAGCACCTCGAGATCATCGCCCGACTCTCAGCGATGCAGATCCACCTCGGCAACTGTCTCGCCAACCTGCGAGATGCTCAGCCTGGCTACCCAACAGCGACAGGCGGCGGGGGAGCGCCACGACTCGACGCTGCCGGCAATCCACCAGGACTCGATCGCTATCTCGACCAGCCCGACCCTGCAGCTCACGAACTGCAGCTGCTGATCAAGACCACACGCCAGATGCTGAACCAAGCAACAGTGCTGCACGACATCGTCACCCGATGGGGCGCACCGTCTGACAATCATCACGAAGGTGGCGTGAAGCCACGACGCACCGCCAGCGGCGGCGACTGTGTCGCCTGCAGCACCTACTGCTCAGGCACGCACAACGATCGACTGCGCGCTGGTCTATGTCTTGCCTGCTACCAAGACAGCCGACGCTCCACGCTTGACCGTGGCGACTGGATGCTCGAGCGACGGCGTAACCTACTGACCGAGCAAGTGGAGGATGTTGCGTGAGTATTAAGAAGACCATTGATGAGATGGAGATTCCCCTTAGGAACGGTTACGGCACTGCTCACAACACAGATATTCAACGCATAGCGGTCTCGGTCACCATCACGCACGACGTCATCGGGCTTGAGATAAGAGACCTCCCTGACGGCAACATTTACAGCTTGATCGGCGAAAGCATCGAAGCCTTTATGACTGAAGCAGAGGCAGAGCAGTTGATCTGTGCGCTGCAAGATGCTCTTAATGACAATCGCAGCAGAACACTTTCATCGTGAATGGTTACATGGTTACAACGCAGAACCCAACGCACGCACGGTGTGGTTTGCGTTTGTGTTAGTTCAGCGTGTACCCTGTGCGTCAACTAGGCGTCGACCGCACATGCGGCGACGCCTTTGTCGTACACACTGCGAGGTCGCTATGACTGATCGCTACATTGGAAGATCGACCCGAGCATGGAAGCGGCTGCGACTGCGAGTGCTCGAGCAGTCAGACATCTGCTGGCTGTGCGGTCAACCTGGCGCAGACACAGTCGACCACATCATCCCGCTGTCAGTTGCTCCACACTTGGGCGAGTCCCCCGACAACGTCGCTGCTGCACATCGATCATGCAACAGCTCACGCGGCGCACGAATGCCAACCGGCGCTCGGCCGCTGCCCACATCTCGAGCCTGGTGACCCCCCGTACCGGGTTGTTTTTTTGTGGAATCACAGCTGTCAACCGTGGGCAACCCGCCCTTCCCCCCCACAAGACTGCGGGGGACCCAAGGGACACAAGGGATCGGAGCCTTTATGGCCACACAAGGTCCAAATGAGAAGGCTGTGCGCACCACGTTGCGTCACCTTGAAATCTCTGTTGTCGACGATGCTCGAGGTCGCCTTGCAGTGACTCTTGCGAAAGCTCTCGACGGCGACGCAGGGATGGCGACAGCGGCCATCTCGCGTGAACTACGGGCAACGCTGTCAGAACTGGAAGGTCGCGGCAATGGCGACACCGATGACGATCTCACAAAGTTCCTCGCTGAACTGTCCGCCCCGATGGTCGACACCACGAACCGACCGCCCAACGCTAGGTGGGAAAGTCGCGCAGATCGCTGAGCTTCTCGGCACACCTCTGATGCCCTGGCAGCGACACGTTGCCGACATCGCCTACGAACTCGACGAAGAGACTGGCCGACTTGCCTATCGCGAAGTGCGGCTCACCGTTCCTCGCCAGTCGGGCAAGACGACGCTGATGCTGGCGGCGATGACTCACCGCTGCATCGCGATGGGCAACCGGCAGCGAATCTTCTACACCGCACAGACCGGCAAAGACGCACGCCTCAAGTGGGAAGACGAACACGTCCCAGTCCTTGAGCGCTCAGCGCTTGGCAAGTTGATCCAGGTGCGACGCACCAACGGCAGCGAAGCGATTCGCTGGGAGAATGGTTCGCTCTGGTCGCTGCTGGCCACCACCGAAAGCGCCGGCCACGGCGCACAGGCTGACCTCGGCGTACTCGACGAAGCGTTCAGTTACACAGACGACCGCCTTGAGCAAGCAATGAAACCGGCAATGGTCACGCGCCCGCAGCCTCAACTGTGGATCGTCTCTACTGCCGGCACCGAAGACTCGCTCTACCTGAACGAGAAGATCGACGACGGTCGCATGCGTGCCGCTGCCGGGCAGAACTCTTCGGTCGCATTCTTTGAATGGTCTGCACCCGAAGACGCTGAGGTTGGCGACCCCGACACCTGGCGTGCGTGCATGCCGGCGCTCGGCATCACCGTGCCAGTCGAAGCCATCCGGTCTGACTTTGAGTCAATGCGTGAACCTGAGTTCCGGCGCGCGTATCTGAACCAACGCCAAGATCGAGCAGCTTCGGCACCTTGGCAAGTCATCAGCGAGGAAGACTGGGCAGCCTGCGCCGACACCTCAAGCGCAATCGCTGACCAGCCGACTATCGCTCTCGATGTCACACCGTCACGATCAATGGCGTCGCTGTGTGCTGCTGGCACTCGAGCAGACGGCAAGCACCACATCGAAGTGATCGGCAACCGACCAGGCACCTCATGGGTGCTTGATTGGTTTGAAGCCGAAGATCGTGTGAGCAAGTACCGCAGCGTGGTCATTGATCCTGTCTCTGGTGCGAACTCTCTGATCTCTGACCTGCGTCGCATGGGCTTGCAGATCGTCGAGGTTGGCACCCGCCAAATCTCTGCCGGCTGCGGCAAGTTCTACGACCTCGCAACGCAAGGCACCTTGCGCCACATTGACCAGGTACCGCTGAACGCTGCGATCGCTGGATCAAAGAAACGAAACCTCGGCGATGCGTGGGCATGGCATCGACGCGACAACAGCGTCGACGTATCACCACTAGTCGCCGCAACTCTTGCACTGCAGGCGCACATCGCGCCCGAGCTGCGTCCGCAGGGAACTCCGCAGATCGTCGACCCTTGGAGCATGACTGATGAGTGAACTACTCACCACCATCGTCGAGCTCATCGGCGCTGCCCTCATCGTGGCTGGTGTCGCGATGCTTTCAATCCCTGCCGCATTGATCGCCGCCGGCGTGCTGGCGATCTGCGCTTCATTCTTGGTGGCTAACCGATGAGTCTCTTTGCAAAACGCGCGCTCAACCCTGACCCCGTGCGCACTTCTGTGTGGCTGCCGACGACCAACTGGTCTGGCGAATCAATCACCGAATCCACCGCCCTCGAGGTCACTGCCCTCATGGCGTGTGTGTCGCTGATCGCCGACTCTGTCGCATCGCTGCCCATGCGTGGCATTCGCCACGTTGGCGATCGCACCGAGCCAGTGCAGCTGCCCAAGTGGATCGACAGCTCGACCGAGCACACGCAGTACGAACTCATTCACATGATCGTCACCTCGCTTGCCTTGCATGGCAACGCGTACATTTACGTCGACCGAGACGTAAACACGAACGCCCCGCTCACGCTGACACCGCTGCACCCGACGAACGTGCAGGTCAACATCGTCAACCGCCAGCGGTACTACACGACGAACGGCATTGTCATCGATCTGAACAACATGCTGCACTTGCGCTGGTGGACACCGCCGCAATCTGCAGTGGGTCTGTCACCGATAGAGATGCAGCGCAACACCATCGGCCTCGCACTCGCTCAGGCACGCTTTGTCAATCAGTGGTACTCCGAAGGCGCAACGCCTTCGTCGGTGCTCGAGGTCGACGGCGACATGACCACAGACCAGGCGAAGGTTCTGCAGGCAACGTGGGAAACCTCACACCGCCGCAAGCGTCGCCCCGCCGTTCTCACCAACGGCATGAAGTGGAAGCCAATCACCGCCTCGGCCCAGGACATGGAACTGGCCGAGTCTCGTGAGCAGACGATCAACGACATCGCGCGCATCTTCCGTGTGCCGAACTACATGATCGGCGCACGCGGCGACTCACAGACCTACCAGAACAACGAGTCGGCTGGCATGCACTTCGTCACTTACACGCTGCTGCCGTGGCTTGTGCGCATCGAGCGCGCGCTGAGCGGTCTGATGGTTGCACCTCGCGAGATCAAGTTCGACACCTCAGCGTTCTTGCGTGCCAACACCACCGAACGCATTCGTGCGTATCAGAGCGCAATCATGTCGGGCATCATGACGCCCAACGAAGCGCGTGAGCGTGAAGGTCAAGAGCCCTACGAAGGCGGCGACGAGTTCGTCATGGTGCTGCCAGGCGCAATCGTCGCAGGCACAAGCGAAGCGCAACCGCCAGTCGGCACCGACGCTGAGCCACCGATTCGATGATGGAGATCGCAATGACCGAAGAGCTGAACCAAGACACGGCGCAGGGGCCTGTCTCCGAGCAACTGGATGAAACCATGCCCGAACAAC